ATGATAGAATATGGAGAATTGCCTATGGTCGATTGTGCAATATTCGCTGACACTCAGAATGAACCTAAATACGTGTACGATTGGTTACAATATTTAAAAAACAGGGTTTCTTATCCTGTGCATATTGTATCTAAGGGTAATTTAAAAGAAGATATGTTATCTAGTAAATACAAATTTCTAGCGATACCTACCTACACGATTAATAACAAAACTGGCAAGAAAGGGTTTACCATGCGCCAGTGTACCAATGATTATAAGATACAACCTATTTATCAAAAGATAAGAAGATTGTTAGGATTAAAAAAATATCAAAGAGTACCAAAAGGTACTAATATAGAAATGGTTATTGGTATTTCGAGAGATGAGATGGTACGGTGTAAGGAGAGCAGGCTACCTTATATAAAGAATGACTATCCGTTAGTATTTGATAAAAAATTTAACAGAGGCGATTGCATGGAATGGTTAAAGGGGCACAACTATCCGTTACCTAAAAAATCTGCTTGTACTTTTTGCCCTTATCATTCTAACGAGTTTTGGTTAGACATAAAAAATAATGATAAAGAAATGTGGAAGGAAGTAGTAGACCTGGATAATAAATTAAGGAACGCTACGAGAAAACCAGAGGACGAAGTATTTTTACACAAATCTTATGTACCGTTAGAGGAGGCAGATTTAGATCCATTCAAAGACCAGTTAGATATGTTTAATGATATTTGTGATGAAGGAATGTGTGGCGTATAGATGAAGAAAGATTTTTTACAAAGTCTTATTGATGTTGGAAGTGGTTTTATATTAGCGATACTTATTCAAATAACGGTGTTTCCTTTATTTGGGTTACACCCTAGTTTTTCAGAGAACATAGGTATAGCATTGATTTTTACAGTGGTATCTATTATAAGATCTTCTATATGGAGATGGATTTTTAGAAATGCAAAACTATAATGTTTCAGAGGACGTGCTCCGAGAAATTTTAGCTTTAGAAGAAGCAAAGAGAAAACTTGGAGTTAGAGAAAAGACCGAAAAAAGTTTTATGAAGTTTGTTAAACATTGTTACGAAGGGTTTATCGAAGGTTCTCATCATAAGAAAGTGGCAGAGAAATTTGAACAACTGGCCAAGAACCCTGGTTCACGGATCATTATCAATATGCCCCCTAGACATACGAAGTCTGAATTTGCAAGTTACTTATTACCTGCATGGTTAATTGGCAAGAAGCCAGATTTAAAAATTATTCAAACGACACACACCGCAGAGCTTGCGGTACGATTTGGACGTAAGGTAAGAAACCTTATGGAGTTAGAGGTGTACAGAGAAGTATTTCCAGAAGTAGAGTTACGCTCAGATTCAAAAGCAGCAGGTCGATGGGAAACAGGTCAAGGTGGCGAATATTATGCAGCGGGAGTTGGAGGAGCGATCACGGGTCGTGGTGCAGATTTATTGATTATTGATGATCCGCACTCGGAACAAGATGCACTTTCAGAAACGGCACTTGAAAATGCGTACGAGTGGTACACTTCTGGTCCAAGACAGAGATTACAACCAGGTGGATCTATAGTGATTGTTATGACACGATGGTCATTAAAAGATTTGACTGGCAAACTGATAAAGGCGCAAGCCGCAGACCCCATGTCCGATAAATGGGACATCATTGAATTTCCTGCTATCTTGCCGAGTGATAATATTTTGTGGCCAGAATTTTGGAAAAAAGATGAGTTGTTAAAGGTCAAGGCATCATTGTCTTTGAGCAAATGGAATGCGCAGTGGCAACAAAATCCTGTGGCAGCAGAAGGAGCGATTATAAAAAAAGACTGGTGGAACGTATGGGAGAAAGAAGATATTCCTCCTGTTAGTTATATTATGCAAAGTTATGATACGGCGTTTAGTAAAAAAGAGACGGCGGACTATAGTGCTATTACGACATGGGGTGTATTTAAACCAGATGAAGGTGGTTCAGATCATTTGATATTATTAGATGCACAACGTGGACGATGGGATTTTCCTGAATTAAAAAGTAAAGCAAAAGAAGAGTATTCTTACTGGGAGCCTGATATGGTTTTAATTGAAGCAAAAGCTACAGGTACACCGCTCACGGACGAGTTGAGAAATATAGGAATACCTGTGGTAAATTATACACCGAGTAAAGGAAAAGATAAACATACCCGTATGCATATGGTGGCACCGTTATTTGAGTCAGGTAAAGTGTGGGCTCCAATGAAAAGTTTTGCCGAGGAAGTGGTAGATGAAGTGGCGGCATTTCCGAATGGGGACTATGATGATTACGTGGATAGTATGACAATGGCACTTATAAGATATCGTAAAGGTGGATTCATAATACTTGACAATGACGAGCAGGAAGAAGAAGGTATGATAAGTATTAGTCCTCGTCAATTTTATTAGGAGGGATGTATGGCGTTACCATTATTAGGTTCTGCGTTAGGTCTTGTAGGAGACTTAGCAGGGTCATGGATTAAAGGTAAAGTAGACAAACAAAAAGCAGAGACCGAAGCCAAAGTTGCACAAGCTAAAGCAAAAGCAGTAGTGTATGAGAAACAAGCCACTGGCGAATTAGATATGGAAAAATCTCTAACGGAGCAAATGGGTGGTAGCTGGAAAGATGAGGCATGGACAATTTTTTTTATTGTGGTGTTGAGCTGTTGTTTTTTACCTTGGACACAAGGCTACGTTAAAGAAGGTTTTATTTTTCTTGATACTTCTACTCCCGATTGGTTCGCTAATTGTATATACATTTCCATCACTGCTAGTTTTGGTTATAGAATTGGTAAAGCAGGGGTAGGTATGATAAACTCAGTTAAAAAAAATCCAGGTTCACAAACTAAACAAAAAATTGTAAAAAAGAAAGGATAACGTATGGCAGATAAAATAGACCCATCACAAATTGACAAATCAATGCCTGCAATGGGCGAAGAACTTATGGTCGAAGGAGAAGATCAAGAAATAGAAGAAGATGAGGAAGAGTCAGAAGGTGACATTGAAGTTATTGAAGAAGAGGAAGATGGTTCTGTAGTTGTAAATTTTGAAGGAGCTGTTCAAAAAGGAATGGCAGAAGAGCATGATGCTAATTTAGCAGAAATGGTAGATGTAAGAGTTTTACAAAATATATCCAGTGATTTAATATCTGATTATGAAGGAGATAAAGAATCTAGAAGCGATTGGGAAAATGCTTATTCAGAAGGATTAGAATTATTAGGTATTAAATATGAAGAGAGAGAAGAACCTTTTAGAGGTTCATCAGGAGTTACACATCCATTAATATCAGAAGCTGTTACACAATTTCAAGCACAGGCTTATAAAGAATTGTTACCATCTGCTGGTCCTGTAAGAACACAAGTTTTAGGAGCGAACACTCCAGAAGTAGAAAATCAAGCACAACGTGTTCAAGACTTTATGAATTATCAGATTGTACATGTAATGGAAGAGTACGATCCTGAATTAGATAGACTGTTATTTTATCTACCCTTATCAGGTAGTGCTTTTAAAAAAGTATATTTTGATGAAACATTAGATAGAGCCGTATCTCGTTTTGTACCTGCGGACGATTTAGTTGTTCCATACAATGCTACTGATTTATATTCTGCTACAAGGGTAACACATGTATTGCGTGTTTCTGGAAATGAGATAAGGATTAATCAATCAACAGGGTTTTACAGAGATGTAGAATTACAACCTTATGAAGAAGAAGATCAAGTTAAAGATAAAGAAAGAGAATTATCAGGAGTAGAAAAAAATTCTACTGATGAAGATTATACATTATTAGAAGTACATACTAATTTAGATCTAGAAGGTTTTGAACATGTTAGTCCATTAGATGGAGAGACTACAGGTATTAAACTTCCCTACATTGTTATACTAGATTTAGAAAGTGGTGAGGTATTATCTATTCGTAGAAATTATAAAGAAGGAGATGAGTTCTATAAAAAACTTCAGTATTTTTCTCATTATAAATTTTTACCAGGTCTAGGTTTTTACGGTTTTGGATTACTACACATGATTGGTGGACTTGGAAGATCTGCTACTTCTATATTAAGACAATTAATTGATGCGGGTACTTTAGCAAACTTACCTGCTGGATTTAAAGCAAGAGGTATACGAATAAGAGATTCCGATGAACCTCTATCACCAGGAGAGTTTAGAGATATAGATGTGCCCGGAGGTGATTTAAAAAATAGTATTTTACCATTACCTTACAAAGAGCCAAGTGGCACATTAATGCAACTTTTAGGATTTGTAGTAGACGCAGGTCGTAGGTTTGCTTCTATTGCAGATATGCAAACAGGTGAGAATAAACAAAATGCAGCAGTTGGAACTACTCTTGCTTTATTAGAGCGTGGATCAAGAGTGATGTCTGCTATTCACAAAAGAATGCACTATGCACAAAAACAAGAATTTAGGATGTTAGCAAAAGTATTTGGAGAGTCTTTACCTCCTGCATATCCGTATAATGTTTTTGGCGCAGAAGCAATGATCAAACAAATGGATTTTGATGACAGAGTAGATGTAATACCTGTATCAGACCCTAACATTTTTTCTATGTCGCAAAGATTATCCCTAGCGCAAACTCAATTACAACTAGCGCAATCCAATCCTCAATTACATAATCTTTATGAAGCGTATAGAAGAATGTATCAAGCTGTTGGAGTGCAAAATATTGAGGCGATACTACCACCGCCTCAGCCTCCTCAGCCTACTGATCCTGCTATAGAAAATGCAAGAGCGATTGCAGGTCAAAACATTCAAGCATTTCAAGAACAAGATCACGATGCACATATGGCATCTCACATAAGTTTTATGAAAACAGCTGTAGTTGCTAGTAGTCCTCAGATTTTTGCCTTGCTTTTAGCACATATTTGTGAGCATATTGCTTTTAAAGCAAGAGGTGTTGCAATGATGGAAGCTATGACAATGGCACAACAGGCACAACAAGCTGGCCAACCCGAACCTATGGTTGATGGTGAAGCAAAAGTTGCCCAGTACATATCTCAATATACTGAGGAAGTACTGGCTCTTTTTGCTCCCCCTGAACAAGGACCCGATCCGCTTGTTGCATTAAGAGAGAAAGAGTTAAACATTCAAGCGATGGACATGCAGAGAAAGTCAATGGAGTTTGATGCTAAATTAGGTTTTGAAGCAGAAAAAGAAGAAGGCAGACAAGACCTTACAAAAGAAAGAATACAGTCTTCAGAAGATATAGCTCAACTAAGAGCGCAAGTTAATCGTGAACGTTTTGAAAATAAAGGAGGCTCTTAATGGGTAATAATATAAACAGAAAAACACCTTTGAAAAAAACTAAATTGGCTAAGACTTTTGATTATGAAGGAAAACTAGGTATTCCTAATCCTTATGATAAAGGCAAATTTGGTGTCAAAGGAAATGTAAAACGTATGAATGCTGAAACAAGAAAAAAATACGAGAAGGTGAAAGATCTTTTACGTGTTCTTGATTTAGAAGCAGACTTAGGAAAAAAAGAAAAGTTTGATCAAGGTGGTTCTAAATCTTCAAAAAAGAAAAATGAAGAGTACCAAAAAATATTTGACGATATGATGGGCAATCCTACACTTAAAATAGATAAACTTATTAAAAAAGCAAAAGAATTAAACAAACCCAAAAAAATATTTAATCAAGGAGGAAGTAACATGGGCAAAAAGAAAATGAAAAACGGTGGTGGTATAAAAGAAGCAATATCAAATTTTCTTGGTAGTGGTACAAAGCCAGTATTTGAACCTGGTAAAGGCGCTCGTCCAGGTCTAAGTGTAAAAGAAAAAGAAAAACTTAAAAGACAAAAGATGTTTGATAAAAACACTACAAAAACAAATATGGATTTAAATAGCAATCCTTTTAAAGCAAAAAAGAAAAGTACTGTAAAACCAGGT